CTTACGCGCTTCAATAAAAAAATTGTAAAACGATTTGCTGTGCGGTCTATACACGCACTCTGCAAGTGGTATTTCGTTTTCTAAATGGTATACAATTCCTTCGTGTAAGTTATGCTTTATAAAGGTTTTCATAATCTATCTTCCTTGCTGTCTAAACATCTTGTTGTAAACAATGCTGCATCTCTTGCAGTCTTAAAGTACATTGAGTGCTCGTGGAGATCAGTCCACTTTTTAAATTTCCATCTGTAATCTTCAAGATGGTATTCCACCCACTTAATTGCTGCGAGCTTTTTGCTACTGTGAAACTTAATCTGTACACGATCTTCGGATTTCATCCATTCCGCAATAACTGCTAAGTGCTCTTCTGATTTTGATCCCTTATTCATAGGTTAACCTCCAAACTCGTGACCTGCGACTCTTCGCATTTGTTTATTAAATTCTGCCTGTGATGGCTTTTCTTTATATAATTTAATAGAGATATTAGGTCTATCTTTACCTTTAATTCTCCAATTTTTTCCGTCTTCTTTGTGCTCAGGTTTAGTGGTTTTAACAACACGGCGCTTATATCCTGCTTCCCATGTTTCTGAACCTTCGCAAAACTGTTTAAAACTTTTCATTGCTATTCTCCCTTTGGAACGCAATTAGGGACCATCTTATCCCCTTTTTTCTTCATACCAACTTGTTTATAATCAGACCAACAAGCTTCTTGCTGTCCAATTTCTTTATCATCTTGCGATTTCATATAATCCCGAGCAGTATCAATATAATCTGTAGCCTTAGTGATTTTGCTTTGTACCCACTCTGGCATATTTTCATCGTCAGACAACATATCATGCAATTGTTGTGCTGCATCAATCATGGTTTTTAGTTGGCCTTTTGCCATACTACCTTCGTTATCATATTCGTCTTTTGATTCTAAAAAAGATTTAAAGTTTTTCATTTCATCAACTTCTTTATTGCTGCCAACGCTTTTTTACCGTCGGGATGTTTTGGATTAATACCTACAGGTTCGCCATTCACAAGTTCTGATACATTAACAGATTTCCGCAAAGCTGCAATTGCTTTATGTAAAGGATCTTTTGAGTCATACTTAGTTTCAAACCCTGGTTTGCCGCGAACTTCAACCCAAGATTTTTCATTACTGTCTTTTATTTTTAAAACGTCTTGAGACTTACCCCTAATGAGTTTAATCTTAAGACCTTCTGATACATATTGTTTAAAACTATACATACTCTTTAATCTTTTTCTCAATCGCTGTAATGATTTTATTATGTGTTTTACTTAAATATCTATCACTGCGTAGGCGTTTGATAGCGAGCGAAGTTTGTGCAGCATATTTCTTTTGAAAATCTACAGGCCGCGTATCAATGTCTTGTACGTTTGCTAATCTATCAGCAAGTTTAATAACCAATGACCAACTTGACATTTTAGCCATCTTATTGGCAATGTATTCACCTTTACCAATCGCATCAGACGCAGCCTTATCAGTTGTTAATTCCTGAACCATATCAGCTACAAGAGCACCAAACTGTTTAACTAAATCAGCATATGTGGTATCAGTATCTTCAATAGTATCATGCAAATATGCTGCTTGTACTAATGCTGAGAGGTTGTTTGATTTTTTAAACTTTTGTACGAACCTAGCAACTTCTTTTGGATGCTCAATGTATTTACCACCGCTTTTACGCGTCTGCCCTGAATGAGCTTGAGTAGCAACACGTAAAGCTTTAAGCGCGCTTTCATTTAGTGTATCTTCAGATATGAATTTTTTAAAAGTTTTCATTTTTTAGCTTTTTTCTTTGCCATAATTTTCTTAGCCATTTTATATACACCTTTAGCTGTAGCTTTGGCACCTTGAGCAACCATTGGAGCGGCAAGAGCAGCTCCTACAACTTCTGGCGGAATACTTTCCATTGGTGTATCTTTTTTATATTTTTTAGTAAGCTCATTAGTTCCTTGCTCACCAGCACCACAGGATGCCTCTTTACGCATATCCTTATATGTAGGTTTTGCTTTTGGTTTATCAGCGTATTCATCCATTTCACCTGCAGCTTTTTTCTTTGCCGCCGCCGCAGCTGAAAATTTAGCTAAGTCTTCTTTTTCATCTTCGTCAATAGTTGGTGTAGTATTAATATGTTTCTTTGAGCTTTTTTCTTCACCATAGCCTGCTTTAAGACCGCCCATCATACCGCCATATGTTTTCTTTGTTGCAGATTTAGCACTCATTGAAGGACGCTGTTTACCGCTTGCTTTATTTTCGCGTTCTTTGTCCTTTTTGATTTCTTCGGGGGTTGGCGCTGTATACTTTTCTAAAAACGCCATAGCTTGCTCGTCAAGATTTGATTCTACGTAACCTTTATCACCAGGCTTTTTGCCGTGGTTCATAACCTTTTTACCAATAGCAGTAAGGTTACCTTTCTTATCATACATTTGATTGACAAGTTTCTTTTCTGATGGTGATAAAGTTTCATCAAGTTCTACTTCTTCGCGGATTTTAACTTTAAACATTTTTTCAACTGTTTGTTTACCCATAGTCTTAGCAAGATTAGTGATTAACCATTCACGTGGCTCTGTGTCAAGATCATCTACAAATTTAACAAAGTTTGTACCTGCGTTGCCACTTGACAACATTTTTGCGGCTTTCATAAAGTCTGCTTTATCAATACCACCACTTTTCTTTGCGTATGCTTCAATACTTGCCGCAGCTTTTTTCATGGCAGGAGTTGCAGCTTCAATTATATTTTTATATGTTTTTGGCATCTGTTCGTTTCCTTCTCCGCGTAACGACGCAAGTGATCTTTGAGTTGAAGTCATGGTTTTCTTTGGCAGTTTACGGCCTGTTTTTACTGAACGGCCCATTGCCTTTGCGTGCGCTGCATCCTTAGCACGTTGAATAGCAATAGAGTCACCGGTCATTTTTGGCGCCTTTTCATCAAGTTGAGTTTCCTCTTTACGAACCTTGTCGGCAAGGTCTTTATCTGCCTTACCCCAAGTACCTGACGATTTTGTTATAAATGAATTAACTCTTGCGTGTCCCCATTGCTCAGGAGTTGTGCCTGGGCGGTGACCTGTTCGCCATGCCGCCACGCCACGATTATAAACTTTACGTAAAATACCAGCAGGCATACCTGATTTCGCCGCTTTATCTTTTAAAGATTTGCCAGCTTTATCTTCTTGTAATCCATCGCCTTCGCAAGTACAAGGATCACAATTACATTGTCCGCAAACCCATTCCTCTACAAATGTTTCTGTTGCTTCATATAGTTCTGCAATATCTTCAATGTCAAACTCGTTTGCTTCTTTAACATCTTTTGGTTTGTACATTTTAAATCTTTTATCAAATTTTACTTTTCCGTTTGCAGCATACAGCATATGTGGACGTTTCATAATACGTTTTCCCCATAGTCCTTCATCAAGACCTTCAACAAGTTCTTCCCAGATCAAGTCTTCCGTGAAACCCATAGCTCTTGCTTTTTTGGTAAACTTTGACTCTTTAGTCTTTGCTTCCTTATCACCAGGTGCAGGTTTGTACGCAGCAGGATTATCGTCAGACATCTTTGCGCCTTTTTCAAAATGAGCAGCGCGCGCATCTTTCTTATTTTTATCTACACCTTTATAATAACCTTTTGGTTGAGAACCCGGACGATCTGACACGTCGCTATCTTGCGGCTTTGTCATTTTTTCCATGAACATTGCAAATTGTTCGTCAAGGCTAACTTCTTCCTTTTTTGAACGTGCCGACGCAAGTCGTTCTTGTTCTTTCTTTTTAACCATTGGTATCATTTTGCGCGCAAGTCTATCAATACGTGCAGGAGGTATTTTTTCCATACGTTTATCAATACGTTCTTTTTCAGCATATGACAAGCTTGCATACTTTTTAGGTTTTGCTAACCTATCTTTAATCATATTCCTAGCCGACTTTTGTGCTCTTTGTTTAATCTTTTTCATATCAGCTTTTTTACGCTTAGCCCGTTCTTGACCGCGCTTGATTTTTGCACGAGCCTTTCTCATAGACCGAGCTTTTTTAAATCTTTGAACTCTATTTAGAGCTTCATCCATTTCTAAGTCGTTTTCTTCTGACATGTTCATCCCCATGCTAACTAACGTTGCGATTTTGTCGGCATCCGTTTTTAATTTCTTAGGCAAATTTGATGTAAACTTTTTCATATCTGTCGATGCATAGCCTCGCATTTTAGTGCCAGAAATTCCAGATACATCATCTGCGTCTGGGTCTCTGCTACCTGCTGATACTACTTTAATCTCATCAAACTTATATTCTTTGCCATTATATTTATTTAGTGTAGTATTAAATTCTTTAACTCTATCAGAGCCAGCAACCAAAACAACCCGTTTAAATGATCTTTCAAGTTGTTTCATTAGTTGGAAAATAGTTTTAGCATTTGATTTTTTAACAACAGAACCAAAAGCTTTTTGGGCAAAATTGATTTTGTCTTCGTAACCTAATGGATTTTTCTTTTTGTCAACTGTATGTGTAAGGAATACGTGCGGTATTCCCTTTTCAGATTTAGCAACAGAAATAACTTTATTAACTAATTTTTCATGGCCTGCGGTCATAGGGTTCATTCTACCCCACGCAACAACTGCTGTCGCACCAGCGGCCTCGTCTATCGTAGGCTCAAGCTCAATGTATTTGGCAGAGTCAAACTCTTTAAAACCTGCAATTTTTCTGTCTTTCTTTTTTTCTTTATCAGCCATTTTGCCCTCAAGATAAAAACTATTCCCAATATTTATAAGATTGAGTAACCCAACCTATTCATAAGATCTTCTCCCATAATTTTAGGAACCATATCTATAAATCTTTGCTCCAATTGAGTCGGAACACTTTTAACATAATAAGCTATACGATCTTTAGTCATAGGCTGTGACGAGCCAGAATGCATTGCCCAAGTATATTCAGGGAATTGATATTCAGGCCAACTGAACTTTTGCCACATTTCATTAAAAATGTCTTCACGTAAATCTTTATATAATAGATGTTCCCATTTGATAAGCATAGTTGTTTCTTTATTTTCGTCATAATATTTTAGCCAAGTATTGAACCAATGTTTATAGCATCTTAACATTTGGTCAGGGAAGCAAGTACCGTTTTCTTCAATATCAACTCTAGTCTTGTTTCTTTCCCATTGGTTTTGTATTTTATATGTTTCGCCATATGTTTGCTGCCAACCACCGTTTGAGGCTCCTCTTCTGTACATCATAGACTCAAGCCAAGTATACGGATTTTTGTGGTTTAAAACTACAGGCAAACCTGGGCGTAAAAGCTTTGGCACATTAAGTTCGTGTTTCCATGTTAGTAAGTCTGCGTTAGGTGGTTTAACCGTATGCGGGGTAAGATCGTTTGCTTTATTAAATTTAAAGTTATCGCGGATCATCCTGTCAATAATAGTTGTCCCTGTTCTTTGTAACCCAAATTGATAATATGCATAATACTTATGATCTTTCATAATATATTTTGCGCCGTCTTTTTCGATTTCAATTTCATGATCTAACATTTTTTGGTACCTCTTGAACTTGGCCTGTAAAATGCTCCTTAAACGAAGGTAGCAATTCTTTAACATTATTATGAGTTGCTGACCTACCCCATATTGTAGATTTCTTTAATGCGCCCATGCCAGCAATAGGATCAGTAATGGCCATTTTTGTTTTTGTATGTATTACGCGAGTATGCATAAAGTGCCTGTTATCAATAGCTTCAGTTATACCGCTTTTTTCTATTTCGTCAACTAAAGTTTGAGCCATAACATGAGTAATTGCATATGCGTGAGACCCAGGATGAAACTGAACATCAACTAATTTTTTTGGCGGACCTGCAGATTGATAATCATACTTATCCCAATCGTAGTATTTATATCCTAATGCTACAATTCTATCATCAGGAATATCTAAATCAAGTGGATGAAGCATAATACCGTCGTGTTCTAATATAATAACGCATTCTTTATTTTTAGAAATACGTCGCCACAAATGAGCATGGCTTGCAGTACATCCTGCAGCTCCTTTATCCATAGGTTTAAACTTTGGAACCGTAACATCAGCTGTATCTTTAAAATTTTTCCAAAGATCTTTTTGATTGGTGGGTTTATAACCTTTATAATATTCCCACGGCAATCCAACCTTATCACAAGACTCGGCTGATGTTTTTGCGTATTCAATAGACACAGGATCGTCGTGATACATTATATAAGCTTTACTTACTTTCATTATATAATATCCTTAATAAAAAGTGAATTGATTTGAAGGTTAACTGGCAAGTGTTTATTGTGATGCGCTAACTTGTAAACCGGTGCTGTAAAGTTTTGTACCGTTTTAGCAACGATAGAAAGATGCCTAGAGTCGTAAGGAGCAAATACATGCGGGTTACTTCCATCATATGATGCCGGGCTCCATGTTGCATTATACTTTTTTACTTTATCCCACTTATCTTTAAACTCAGGTAACTGATTATAGCAAGAATCAAAACAAAAATGAAACCACAAATAATCGTGAAACTTTTGTCTCATATCCCAATAATTATCTACTGTTTCTTTCCATTTGTCAACTAAAAAATTACCTTTTTCACCATATAAAAACCAACTACAAACATTATTGCGGTTTGTAGGTTTTGAAAAGGCAAAGAAGCCTTTTGACGCGTACTCAGGTAACCATTCATCAAGCGGCTTATTAAACAACACCGTTGCATCAACCCATACGCCACCATACTTGTTAAGAAGAGAAATACGGATGATATCTGAATACGCAGCCAAAGGACCAGGATGATAAACGTCACTAATGTATTCTTTTAAGTTAACATCCGTAAGTTCAACAACATTCCAATCTAAGTTGTAATGCTTAATGCTTTTTAAACATTCTTTAACTAAAGGTGGTGCATTATCAAATCCTTGAGACCAATATACCCATATGTTTTTATTCATAACCAAACAACTCCAAATCTTTGTGTATATATGGATACAAATCTTTTTTGATTTTAGGAGTTAGGTAATCGTCATAATCTTTTCTTTCAGATTTATTATGGTGACCAAACTCAACTTTCATATTGAGCTTTTCTGATATAGTCTTTTCGGCTTTATCTTTTTCTTCTAACTTAAATACGTCGTCAACAAGTAAGTTAAGATGCTGGTCGTAAACAAACTTATACTGAGGAGCATTATGAGGTCTGTTTAACTTCATTTGATAGGTACTTTCCATCGACTGCATTCTTATTTGAGCTTCTAAGTTATGAGTACGTTGCCCTAAATGTTGTTGTTTCCATATAGTTTCAGATACAAATCTGTGCCATGGATTACGAACAAATGCAAATGTATAGTTTGAATTACAAAAAGAAGGATCGTTCCATTCTTTTAATTGCCATGCTGATAAATGTTGCGTTTCTCCAGTCGGTAATCGCTCAGGAGTTTTTTGACCAAAATGGTATTTGGCACCAACTTCTCGACCGAGCTGTTCAAACATTTTGCCATTATCTTGCATATTTGGAAAACCACAAACGTTTCGGAAGAAAAACATTTCAACCGAGGTTCCACCACACTTTGGGATATGAATAAAATATGTATTGATTTCTGGTATGTACATTATATAAAAGCCTGAGGAACTATGTCTTTATTCCACCAATATTTGTAGTCTTGCCTGTAATAGAATTTGATTGTATTTATATCATTTTCAGTAAGCTTTATTTTATCTTTATGTTCAGATCCACCGGTTTGACGTTTAATTGGCTGTACGTCTCTTCCGCTTATTTTTGAAAGAAACTTTGCAACCTTATCCATTTCGTTGATTGTGAATACTTTATCAAATTTTTCGGGTTCGTATCCTATTTCTCTGACCATAGGTAAAGTATGGTGAGTAAGATCACCGTTATTGTATTTACCGAGGCGTAACACAAACTCTTCCCAACCGCCAGGAACCGATCCTTTGCCGTGGTATAAAACTCTATTTGTGTATGCTGATTTTAATCGTTCTATAGGATCACGTATCATACAAATCCTATAGTGTATTTTATCGTAAAAATTTTCATCGTGGAGCTTGTGAAACTTAGTACTTTGCCCGCGGTACGAGTCTTTATAATCTCGTTCTTTTTCAGGCTTGCCCCAATCTCTTGAAATTTCATTGTGCCAATCTAAACCTTCAGCATCAAGCATCATTGTTTTAACCGAGGTTCCACCACACTTTGGTGTATGTACAAAACTAACAACTATATCATTTATATTTGCACAAAATCTTGGCATAATATACTTATACTCCTATAAACAAAAAGGGCAACCAAAGCTGCCCTGTTATTTATAAGACTTTACAGTCAAAGTTAGATGGTCCATTTTGTATGGGTACTCCGCCTGCTTCTATGCAAGCTTCACCCCAAGTAGGTTGTTTAAACTCTTGAATTACTGCAAAAAACCCAAATGCAATACACACTACAGTCAAAAGTGTCATTACAAAGAAAGAGTAGAAACCAACCTTGTCGACTATTTCAGCCGCAGGCGTTGTTGGGCCCATTTAGACAACGGCAAACATTAACAACAACGCTACAAGAAACGCAAAGATTCCTAACGCTTCAGCAAATGCAATACCAACAAACATTGTGGATGTATCAGATTTTTTAGGCATTACTTTAAATACGCTACCAACAATCATTCCAACTGCAATAGCTGCGCCACCCATACCAAAAGTAGCAAGGCCTGCGCCAATCAAGGCACCCATCGTTGCAATATCACCGGTCATTATACAACCCTTTGATTTCCATCATACACGCTTTCGATTCCTCGTGATATCCAAGTCTTGCGAGCTCCGCTGCCGCTCTCGAGTATCCCACTACTTGGGCCCAACGATCTATTGAAGACCACAAGCCAGACAATGGCGAAAAGACATAATTGCTTACTAATGCTGTCATTAAACCCATCCCTGTAAATTGTTATTTGCTTTTACATTATCAATGCAGGTTGACGTACGAGCGATTGTATAAATGTCGCCACGTGTAATTCCAATATCATCTAGTTCTGCATTTGTTAATGATCGTAAAGCTTTTTCCGTTTGGCGAATTGCTTTACGTTCAATTCTTTTTTCGTTTACTGATTTTAAAAAATCTAATAGGCCTTCGATTGCGCCTGTTAAGTGGCTGTGCGCCGTAAGGATTGCTTGTGTCATTTCCGTTTCCTCTAATATATGTGTATGTATGATCCGATCCTAGACCCCACGCCTAGGTTTAATCCTTTTTACAAATATATTTATTAGAGAAATGGGTAAACAATGGTTACCAATTTGATATAGCCGGATTGCTTCTAATGCAACAGCGACATTATGTCAAATTGACTTTTAAGAATATCCGCCGGTTTTATTTAGTTTGAGGATGCAATGGAATTCACCATCACCAATGAGGCGAATATCAGCTTCAGAATATGCGTTGTCTACGAAACCAACAAAGGTATGTTCAGATGCCCCAACCAAATAGTAATGACCGTGTGACGCAACGCCGTCCCATCTGTTTACATCAATATGCTTATTTGGTTTTACACCCCAGAATATTTCTTTGAGAGTAACATTAGCATCGCCTGCAGTATAAGTTTCGCCTGGTGCTATAAGTGTAGATAAAGCAATATCAACTATTTCGCCAGAAGCTTCTGAAGAGTAAACTTTGACTACTGCTTCGTTTTTATCTCGTTTTAAGTAATGTATTTCAGCCATTATTTCTGCCATCCCTTAATATATTTGTCTGAAAAGTTTGCTGCTGAAAATTGTAAGCGGTCAACAAGTTTTAACGCATTCTTACCATAACGGTCGATTGCCACAAAACCTTCTTGGCCTGTAACTTCAAATCCTTTATTCGTTTTAAGCAATGTTTTCAATCCGTCAACTTTTTCAAGTTTGCGTACGATCATATGTTTTGCATCTACGATTAGGTTATACATTGTGAATAAATTTTCAATATCTTTTGGTTTGTTTGTTTTAAAGAACTTCATTGCGTCGGCTTTCTTAGCTTCCCAAGTTGCCTTACCTTTTGGTGATTTCTTTGCGGCAATTTCTCCATCGTACCAATCGTTAAGATATTTTGTTAATCCTTTAACAAACACTTTTGGATTACCTACACGCTGGCCTTCACGTACTTTAACGTTAATATAGGTATTTACTCTCATATTGAGTTCTTTATTGGTTGAAGGCAGTAAACCATCAAATGTCTTTTTAGGAATTACACGAAATAATGTTCCGATTTGAGAAAGGATCCTTGTAATTTCTGCAGTTTCGTCTGCGGTAAAATTAGCTGTACCTGATTGATCTTTAAATACTGCATCAACTGACCATACTGATTTTACTTTTTTGAGGCTTGAAGCAATCTCCTCTCCAAAACTTGCAGACATTGATTCAAACGCATCTCCTCGGTAGACTGTATGCCAGACCACACCGACCTTGGATCCGAGTATTGCTTTACCAAGTTCTGATGATTTAGGTACCGCATAAACAATCGTATTAGGATGGAAAGTAAGATGCGATTCACCATCAATCGTTTCTTCTTTAATATCACTTCTTTCATATAAAAAATCGCCTTGTACTACACCCTTAATCCCAAGTTTTGAAAACTCGTCAAGGGCAACTTTCAATTTGGAATTAAGATCGCCTTTACCAACAGTATCAGCATCAATATCAGCATGCGTTTTGTAAACTTTAGGGTTTTTATTAAACACGCCTTTTTTAGCTACAAAGAACTTTCCGTCACTTGGATCTGTTCCTGCAAATACGGCTGGAGCGCCATCCCATTTAACACTTATGTTAACAGCAGACTTAGTGTTGCCGCTAAGCATATCACGAATATCACGGAGATAGTTGATAACATTTCTTGTTCCTTTTATACCGCCATCTATAACAGCATCTTCAGCATGCGTCATATGAAGATTTTTATCTTCTGTTATAAACGATTTAAAACTTTTCATATTTCTACCTTAAATAGCTGTGCAATAGATTTTTCCATTACATCTAAATTTATCATTACATTCTTTGCACTTGTTACTGGCGCAATGTTATAATCTGACCGATTCTGTCTAATTATACCAAATGTTAACTCAAATGTAAACTGATAATTTCCACCACCTTTATTTTGTACTCTCGCTCTATAACCTGCTGTTGCCATTTTACCAAAGGTTCTTAATCCATTTAGTTTCAACGGATTTTTTTGTCCTAGCAAATATAAACCATGCGTACCAACATTAATATAATAAGTGTCCTTTGTGTTATAATAGCCTTCTATTTCAGTAGATGGTATTTCACCTTTTACATCAGGAAACCTTTTCAGTTCTTTTGCGTATTGTTCTCTTTTTGTTAATATTTTCTTTTCGTTTATCAATAATGCAGAAGTAGCAAACTTATATGACTCAATACCGTCCCACGCTTTGTTAATTTTGTCTAATGCCTTTGCGCGTATTGCAACTGCTTTTATAAATCTTTTTTCAACATCTTTTACTGGTATTTCATCAAATTGCCATTTACCATTTATATATTTTAAAACTAAAGATCCACCTGATGCCGCTGGCGATATCTTTAATTCACAGCCGCTTTGTCCTAATGCCCTAGGTCCTGGCTTTTTAATTATTAAATCCGGTTGATCTGCTCCTGCTCCTGCTGGAGTAAAAGTAGCCGGTACTAAATCATATTTCTTTAACGCATCCGATGCGTATCGCTCATATACAAAACCTAACTGTGCCATTAGAAATTAATTTTATTATTAACCTTAACATCTGGGTCAGTTTCAAAGAATGACATTACGTTTGATACCTTGCCTGAAATAAACGATCTAGCCTTTTTGATACCTTGACCGATCTTACCTTTTAACCTGCTGATAACGTTTCTAAACATTCCTTCTTCAAGCTCAACTTCTTCTTTGAGTTTTGCATCAACGATAAGTGAAATAACAGACCAGAAGTTATACTCGCCAGTTTTTACGCCTTTTAATTTACGGGAGGATGTTTTAAACCGAGCTTGTAGCTTCATTGCATCAGCAATCTTTTTACAATACGCATCGTCATATACTGAGGTGATTTTAGTTGAAGATCCGTTGTGATCTGATACAACCATAAACTCTGCGGCTGAATTACTTGTTTCGCCATACTTAACAAAACCTGACATAGCTTCACGCGCAAACTCAATTTTAAATTGTTCACTTTCCTCAAACAACTTGCCGAGTTCAACCATAATTTGTTTATGAGCAGCTTCACCTCGGTTAACTACCGGATTATTTCCTGCTTTAATAATAGGTCTTAATTGAGATGGTGCAAGCTGGGCAGTAACAAAGTCATCAAAAATACCTAATACTTTTTTTAGTTGCGGCGATTTTGAAATATTTACTTTTTCCATCGCAGCATAAAAAGTTGCAGTTGACTCTGCTTTACCGCCTGACATTAATTGTGCCATACCAATTTTCAATGATAGTCTTTTATCGCCAATTAGTATATCGGTTTTTGGAGTTGTATCAGTAGCACCGTGGCCGCTCCAAAAAGAAGTAAGACTTGATTTAGCACGACCATATTGTTCAGCTTTAACTTTGTCGCCAAGTTTAAAATGAGATTTAATTGATTGTGCAATTTTTTTACCGGCATCAACATACTGAGGTTGCGCCATAATGCTATCGTATACCTTTTGCGATATACCCGCAGCTTCAGGATTAATTTCTTGTCCAGTGATTTCGTGCCATCCAATCACAATTGCCGCTTCAAAATCTTCAGCCTTAATAGCTTCGGTAAGGTGTGTCTTGAACCCCTTCATAGTCTTTCCTCTTATAGAATAATCTAGGGTTATTTATAAAATATTTAGATCCTCTGCATCACAAAAGCTGGTATGTTACCTTCAAACCCAGAACCTAAATTGAGTTTACGAGCCATATCGTTTGCTTTTTGCTTATCAAGACTTAGTTGAATTGGAAGATCTTGATCTTTGTCCCAAATCATATATTGATCTTTTACTTCAGTTTTGCGTACTACGTAACTCACATTAAATCTCCTGTATCAAATAAACCTTTTTTCTTTTTGCCAAATTGAGTATTATCAAATATTGGGGTATCTGTTAAGGATGGTTTTTGAAAAGACGTGTTGGCTGCAGGCTGGTCATTTGATATTCCATTTTGCGCGCCATCTTCCAAATCGTATAATTTCATTTTTGATCTATCAACACCAACCACAAACCTACGATAATAACTAAGATCGTTCCAACGGTTTTTCAACTGTTTAATCATTAGTTGTCCAAGCTGATCTAAATCTTCAGATGTGATTAGGCCTAGAATACAGTCAGCAGTATGGGTAATTCCCATACTTTCAGAAGTATTAGTGAGATCCACGTCAGAGTTGCCGTAACCATCACGATTAAACTGAGAACTAGTAACCACAGCACAATTATATTCCATCGCAAGACCACGTACCTCCTCAGCGATTGATTTTACAAGAGTGTATGAGTTAGCCGCCGCGGCGCCTTTTACTCTTGCAGACGCACAAATATTCAAATAGTCAATAAAGATAATATCAGGCGCAAAGTTGCGTTTCATTTTTAATTCGTTAAGTAAATGCCTAAAGTGGCCAACATGAGCAGAGCCAGTTGGATATTCTTTAACGACTAACTTACCAGTTGTTTTTGATGTAAATCTGCCAATTCTTTTTGCAAACACGTCGCGTGGAGTTTCAGAAACTTCGTCAATAGTAACGTCCATCATATTAGCATCAATACGTTCAGAGATGCGTTCTTCAGCCATTTCCATTGTAATATATAAAACGTTCTTACCCATCATTAATGCCGACGCAGCATGGTGACATTTGACTAATGATTTACCACCACCAGTTGTGGCGAGCAATACAGTCATAGATTTGCGAGGTAGACCACCTTTAGTAATCTTGTTGAGTAATTCAATATCGAATGGAATGCGCTCTTCTTTCTTATGATAAAAGTCATAGCGGCTTTCGTAGTCTTCGAGATAATCGTGGCCGATGCTTGTATCAAAACTGATTGATAATGAATTAGATAATAACTCAGGTAATGAACCTTTATCCATTTCTTTATCTTCGCCGTCAATTACGAGGATTGCTTTACGAATAGAATTGAATAAGTCTTTATCTTGACAAAACTTTTCGGTTTCTTTTACAAGCCAATCAAAGTCTGTTCCTTGGTCAATTGCCATATTATCAACCTCGGACATAATGCCTTTATAACTATCTTCATTAAGGTCTTTACGTTTATCCAACGAAATCTTTAATGCTTCAATTGAAGGCGGAGATTTGTATTCATCAACATATCCAGAATACGTATCAAATATTTTCTTAAGGCTATTATCGTCAAAATACTCCTGTTTGATGTAAGGATATACTTTACGAAAATAATCTTCGTTAAATATTAAGTTTGCTAATACTGTTTTTTCAATCATAAGAATTCCTGTGTGTAAAGATAAATGATGGCGCCTAACTTAATAGCCGCCATCTTTAATATTATAGTATTATACATTTCGTATAATGTCAACAACTATTTTAGCTTTCAATAACTTCTTCAAATACTTCATCACGGTCATCATCATCACGCATAATACTACCTGAAGCTCCAATTGTAAATGTATTCCGTACATATTCTTTGAAGTCTGTAGTTTCAAACATCATATTCCAAAATTCACCGTTATCGTTAACTTCTTTAGCACGCATTAACTTTTGTGAAATAACTTCACCAGTTGCTGGATTTACTGCTTCATACCAACCAACTTTTGGTTTACGCAAGTAGCCACCTTTTTCAGCAACATCCATTAAACCCGACCATTTAACAATACCGCCATCCCAACTTACACTAATTGGAATTTTAGATTTTTCTTTAACATGGCGTGACTTTTCAATATTGATAACAAAATGATAACCTTGGATTTCAGTACCAACTTTATCTTGTTGTCGACCAACAATCCAAATAGCATCAGCTGAATAATAAATGCCTGTACCGCCCGAAACAATAGCCTTAGGAAACAATCCAATTTCTTGATAAGTATGGTTAACTGCAATCAAAGGGATGTCTTTAAGATTAAGGTGTGGTGTTACAATACGGAACAAAGACTTTAAAGATTTAGCCCGAGACATATCCGCAACGGATTTTTCATTCATTGCGTCCTCAACTTCTTTCTTTGAAGCCAAGTTGCCGACCGAGTCAATAATAATACAGACATGGTCTTTTTTATCAATTTGATCTAATTGGTTACTAATATCAAACTTGAGTTCTTCAACATTGGTAATCGGCGTATGAACTACGCGATCCATATCAATACCAAATGACTCGAAGTATGCTTGAGGCGTACCAAATTCTGAATCATAAAAGAGCAGGATTGCATCTTTGTATTTGTTCATATATGCGGCCGCCGTCAATAATGCAAACGCAGATTTGAAGTGTTTAGATGGACCTGCCAAAACCAATAGTCCTGGGCTAAGACCGCCATCAGTATCACCTGATAACGCTACATTAACCATAGGAACTGGTGTTGGCGCCATTTCTTTTTTACCAAAAACCTTCGACTCAGATAACTGAGCTGTTAATTTAATAGTAGAGTTTTTCACTAGTTTGTCTAATAGACTCATATTATTTTCCCTCAACGATCTTCAATAGTTTAGCTTTATAAGACTCAATTTTACCAACTCTGTCGGGCCAGTAAATTGTAGACTTATCCGCATTCTTACACAAGTTATCTAAGAATGGGGAGATTGATTTATATAGAAGTTCTAAACGATATTCAAAGTCGTCAGCAGCTACTTTAGCATCAGTAAGTTGATCCTCAAGTGATTGCTTTTCACTACTGACTTCTTGAATTTTTTGTTCGGCCACAGCTTCTTTTTCTTGAAGCTCTTCATCAATAAAGCTGAAGCCGAAATCGAAATCTAAAACCTCTTCGTAGGTTTTATTAACCATTCGCTAGTTCCTTAAAGATTGATAGATCGTCGTCATCATCCATACTCATTGCTGGAGCAGGTGCAGCAGCAGGAGCGGATGGCGCAGGAGTGGCAGCCTGAGTATTACCCATGTTGCTCAAATCCAAATCTTCGTCAACATCCATTGCGGTTGTAGGTTCTGACGGCTCTTCACCAATCGCAAGAACGCGATATAGTTTGGCTTTCAATTCAGAATATGTTTTGAAGTTCTTTGGGTCAACCAATTCTTGTAGTGAATGTTGCTGGTTCCAAGTTGCTTCAATTTGACTGTCGTCTTCTGAAATAGCAGACGGTTGGTCAAACTCTGATTTGTCATAGTTTGGATATCCTTCGAACTGACGGATTTTCAAACGGAAGTTTGCGCCTTCCCAAAAGTCAAACGGATTAACTGGTGTTTCATCCTCAAACGACGGGTTCATCATATCGTTCAATTTGTCAAAGATCTTTTTGCCAAACTGATACATAAAGACTTTGCCTTCGTTTTCAGGATTTGCACTGTCTTTAATAACCAAAATATTGGATACATATTTTAGACGACGTTTCTGTTTACGAGCCTGTTCTTTATCAGAGTCAATGCCACTGTTCCACAGTTTTGAATTGAACTCGGATACAGGATCGTCTTGGTTTAAAGTTGTAAGTGAGTTTTCAATATACCAAAGACCTGTTGGTCCTTGAAAACCATGATCCCAGATACGTACGAAAGGCATTTCTTCGCCTTGGGCTGCAGGTAGGAAACGAATAATTGCAAAACCGTTGCCAGCTTTGTCACGTGTTGGTTTCCAAAATTTACCTTCGTTGGGATCTGAATAGCTCTTAGTTGAAATCTTTTCGAGCTGTGCGTTCAATTTGTTTAGTGAACTTGAACGATTCTTTTTAAGTGCATCAAATGATGTTGCCATAGTCGTATCTCCTTGTATAGCGTTGTATGTTTTTGTATTGCGAAATATAGTTAACCGAAGTCAACGATATATTTATATCAGAAAAACCTATCTCTGATAATTTCTTTGAACTTTTTTTCATTAATTTCCAAGAATGGTTTGTACTTTCTTGATAATCTAA